TAAAATGGTCGATGTGGACGGAACGCAGAAGGCTGAGAGCAACAGCATTTCCAATCAGCGGCTCATCATCGACCATTTTATCGAAGAACACCCGGAACTCGTGCTTGTCGACACTTATATCGATGATGGGTACACCGGGACCAATTTCAAGAGGCCTGATCTGAAAAGACTGCTCTACGATATTGATGAAGGACGCATTGACTGCATCGTGTGTAAGGACCTCAGCCGATGGGGCAGAGAGCGCATCGAGACGGGAACGTACATCTCGAAGATATTTAAGGAAAAAGGTGTGCGCTTCATCGCCATCAATGATCACTATGATTCCCTGACAGCCGAGGGGAGCGAGACCCATCTGATCATGCCGATCAAGGCGCTGACCAACGACAATTACAGCCGTGATATCTCGATGAAGATCCGGTCCAGCCTGGCAATCAAGAGGGAACGGGGAGAGTTTACGGCTGCATTTGCACCGTATGGTTACAGAAAAGATCCGGAGAACGTCAATCATCTGATCATTGATGAACAAGCGGCCAGAATAGTACGCCAGATCTTCAGTATGAAGATTGACGGGTTCAGCTCCTATGCAATTGCGCAGAAACTGAACCAGAGGGGGATACCATCTCCCGGTGAGCAGCGCAGGATGAACGGAAATGAGAAGAAGGGCAGGCGCAGGGCCGCCAAAGCCAAGTGGTACGCGCCTGAGATCAACCGGATCCTGAGGAATGAGATATATACCGGAAATATGGTCCAGGGACGGACCGAAAAGGTGAGCTACAAGGTGAACCGCGTCATCGAAAAGCCCCGGGACGAATGGGATATTGTGGAAGGGACTCACGAGGCAGTTATCAGCAGAACGGATTTTGAAATCGTTCAGTCGCTTTTGGACAGGGACACTATGCAGAGCAGGCCGGGAGAAATCCCGTATCTCTTTTCCGGGCTTCTCTACTGCGGGGACTGCGGATGTTCCATGTGCCGCCGCAAGAGACCGCTCAAGAATGGATACCGCGTGGATTATGTCTGTTCAAGTTACAGCAACAGGAGCCGCAATGACCTGACCTGTACCAGCCACAAGATATCCGAACCGGATCTGGAGACAGTTGTGAAAGACAGCATTAACCAGATGATAGTGACCATGTGTGAGTATGACGATCTTGCCAGAAATCTGGACCGGATGGAGATATCTCAGGAAGCAGCAATTGACAGAGATATGGAGATCCGAAAGCTGAAGGAAGAATTCGAAAAGTGCAGCTTACTGAAATCATCACTTTATCAGGATCTTCGGGAAGGGCTTCTGAGCGAAGAACAATTTGAACGCTACCGCGACCAGTTCACCGAGCGTGAACGACGTCTTTTGGCATCGATTGAGCAGGAACAAAAGATGATAGAACAGATCTATAAAGACGGTATTGCTGCGGTTGAAATCGTACAGCGATTTAAAGAGGATCCTAAGGTGCGGGAGCTTGACAGAAGGCTCCTTGTCAGCCTGATCGACCGCATTCTGATCTATGAGGATGATCGTATCGACATCGTCTATCGCTACGCGGATCGTATGAAAAAATGTGAGCAAATCATTGAGAACGCAAATTAAAAGGAGGGGAAAATGGCACGACAGAAAAACAGGTTCAATGCCATCGGAAATGATTTAAACAGCCAGGAGAGCTACTCGCAGGAAAAACTCTGGAGAACAGCTCTCTATGCACGGCTTTCAGTTGAGAACGAAAGGAACAACAAGGATTCTATCGAAACACAGCTCTGCATCCTGCGCACTTATCTGGACGGAAGAAAAGAGTTCCGGATCGTAAAAGAGTACATCGATTATGGTTATTCGGGGACGAATTTCAAGCGGCCGGCATTTGAGGAAATGATGGAAGCCGCGCGGGATGGGAAGGTCAATTGCATTATCACGAAAGACCTGTCCAGACTTGGAAGGAATTACCTTGAGACGAGCAATCTGGTCGAGACTATTTTCCCGTTCCTTGGCGTAAGATACATCTCCGTGAACGATCATTTTGATACGCTGCTTAACCACAACGGCAATAAGGAGTTGGAGATCGCCCTCAAAAATCTTGTCAACGATATGTATGCGAGAGATATTTCAAAGCGTCTTGTCGTCACAAGGAAGATGGATCAAAAGAGCGGCAAGTTCGTCGGTTCCAATGCACCTTATGGATATAAAGTTGATGAGCAGGATTCCATGCGGCATTATGTGGTCGATGAGAAAGCAGCGGCCGTGGTCCGCCAGATCTTTGAGTGGGTATTGAACGGGGTTACGCTCAGAAAAGTATCTCTGAAACTTCAGGAACAGCGGCTGCGAATTCCTGCAGAGTATTATCGGACCGGTAAGCTTTACCTGGAAGAAAATGATGAGCCGCAGGTCTGGTACATCGGTACTATTTCAGGAATCCTCCACAATGAAGCCTATATCGGAAATCTGGTCCAGGGAAAGCGCAAAACGAGGCTCTTCAAAGGAGAGAAACAGCATTTTACCGACGAAGATGAATGGATCGTTGTTCAGGATGCTCATGAGCCAATTGTATCGAAAGAAGTCTTCTATGCTGTCAGGGATATTCTCGAGAACAAGTCTTCCTCTACAAGCTTCCAGAGTGTCAGGACAAATGGAATAACAATCAAACCAAATAAATACGCCGGCCTTCTTTTCTGCGGTATGTGTGGGATGAAACTGGCTTATAAGCCATACGTTCCCAAGGATAGTGTTGTGCGGACCTATTATTTCGTGTGCGAGAACGATTATCGACTTGGTAAAAAAAGATGTAAAGGCGTTTCCATTCCGGAAGCAACGCTGGACGGTATTATGAACCAGCTTTTCGGAGATCTTTTGCGGACATTTAACAGTGATGAGGACCGCCTCATGGAAATCGCTAAACAGCGGATGGAAAAAGTTCTTGCCGGATATCAAACAGATATTTCCCGTTTTCAACAAAAAATCGACGTTGTTGAAAACGAAAGTGCCGATGCATATGAGGCCTATGTCCTTGGAGAATCAACGAGAGAAGAATTTGCCGCAAACGAAGAAAAGAGCAGGCAGATCCTCCGGAAATGGAAGGACATGCTGGAAGCAAAAGAAGCCGAGAGGGATGCATTTGCAGGAAGAATGAACGACAGAATTGACTGGATGCTTGCCCTTGACCAGACGTCTGACCGTCCACTGGACGCTGATCTTCTCAGGATCCTGGTGACAAGGATCAACCTGTACCCTGGTCATGAGGTCGAGGTGATATATCCATTTGCAAAATCGGATGTATTCCCGCCGGAAGAGGAGGATGTCTGATGGAGCGGATCGTGATATATCTGAGGCTCTCGAAAGAGGACGACCTGAATAGAGACGAGAGCAACAGCATCTCCAATCAGCGGGAGCTTATCAAGAGGTTTATCCGGAAGGATAAGAACCTTCGTCAGATGGAGATTGTTGAGATCAAGGATGACGGCTATACCGGTAAAAATATGAACCGGCCAGGTATGCAGCAGCTCCTTGAGCTGATCCGAAAACGCCAGGTGCAGGTCGTTATCGTGAAGGATATGTCCCGCTTTTCCAGAGATTATCTGGTACTCGGGCAGTACACAGAGCAGATATTTCCGTTCATGGGGATCCGGTTCATTGCGATCAATGACAACTATGACAGTGACACATCGGATGGCGGAATTGCGGAAATAGATGTGGCTTTCAAGGCGGTACTTTATGATTTTTACAGCGAAGACATATCAAAGAAAATCAAAAGTACACTTGCAGAGAAGAAGCGGCAGGGCTGCTTCCTGAACGTCTATGCGCCATATGGCTACAGGAAAGATCCTGCGGATCATCACGCACTGATCATTGAGCCGGAGGGTGCGGAAATCGTGCGAAGAATCTTCAGAGAATATCTGGCCGGTAAGAGTATGTATCAGATCGCGAAAGACCTGAACAGGGATGGAGTCGATACACCTGCACAATATATCAGGAAGCGGGATGGGGCAGATTACACTTTCCGCAACAATAGCAATGCTGTCCGTTGGATACCATCTTTCGTCACTCGGATTCTCAAAAATGAAATTTATATCGGAACGCTTGTCTATCATAAGGCTGGGAATCCTGAAGTTGCAGCACCGCATTCTGTCGCATATCCAAAAAGCCAGTGGAAGAGGGTGGAGGGATTCTGCCCCGCTATTATCAGCATGGAAGACTTTGAGAAGGTCCGGCAGAAGAGTGAAGATAATAAGACCTTTACATCCAAGTACGAGAGGCACTTTCTGTCTGGAAAAATCATTTGTGGAGGATGCGGCTTTGCAATGTACCATGACTGGTGTAAGGCAGGCGGACGGCCGAAATACAGATGCCAAAATCGGTTTTACCTGACCGACAATGAAAAGTGCGTGAAATCTGTCCGAGATAAAGATCTGGAAGAGATTATTGGAATCCTGGCTCATGAAATGCTGGAGCGCGTCCCGGACGTGGAGCAGTTCATGCATGTGCGAAATGAGAAACTGCGGCGAAGGATAGACGAGGCAACGCAAAGGCTTCGGGAAATGCAGAAGAGCCTTAAAAAGCTCCTGGACGATCAGTTCGCTTCCTATGAAGGATACAAAGATGGCCTTACGGACAGAGCGACCTATCTTGAACAGAAGGATAGTTATGAGCAAATGATACGACAGCTGAGAGCAAATATTACCCGGCAGGAAGAAGCCATTGCCGAATTCGAGACTCCGGAAGAGGGCACGGATGCTC